ATGACCCGGAACACCTACACACCACTGAGTATTGTAGTTATTGTAAAAACTAGTTGAGTCATATCCAGCGCCACCACCGCCACCACCCATTAAAAGAAAATAAACAATAGCGGGTGTATTTATATTAGAAGTAGGTAGGCTTAAAATGCCTGAAGTAGTAAAAGTTCCGCGATTTTGTAACCCTGTTGAAACAGGTAAAAACGATTGAGCCATTATTTAACCTTCCTTAAACAATAGTAATGCCTGATACTTGGCAATCAATTTGAGGTATTGAAGTTCCAACTGAAATCTTTTTTGTAGTTGCAAAATATTGTTTTAAGTCAATAAATGTTGAACCGTTTCCTGCAATAGATAACTGTTTTGCTACGGCAATATTGTCAATAGTTAAATTAACTTGGGCAGAAAGTGTAGTTGGGTTAGAAAAAATCGCGTTAGTAACAATACCGTTTGTAGATGCGGCTAAAGTATAAACATCAGGAAATTTACCAAATGAACCTTGTGTTAAAGCGGCAGAAGCAAGCGTTTGAGTTGCTGATGTATAAGTAAATAGTGTTGCAGAAGGTACGCTATTAACTACATAAGTTCCTTCCGTTGCCGCGTTTCCAGTATTAACATCAACAATATCGCCAATAGCCAACCCGTGAGCAGAACCAGTAGTAATAATTGCTGTGTAATTAACAACCGCGTGATTAGAAAGAGAACCGCCAACTGTAACGCCTGTATTAAAAATTGCTGAACCGTTAGGTGTAACTGCGGCTGAACCAATATTTGCGTTTGTTACTACATAAGTTGCGGTGTTAAGTCCGGGAAATGAATTTACAGGGAATAATCCATCATAAGCGGTACCAACGCCTTGCACATTTATTAATGTGCCTACCTGAGAAAGTCCATGGTTTGAACCAAAAGTTAAAGTAACAAGGTTAGATGTTAGCGCCGCAGTTGTTACGGTACGCGCAACATTTGTTGTGCCATAAGCAGGGTTTCCGCGAAAGAACACCGCAGGGGTATTAGTTGCCATTTAGTATGCTCCCATAATAAATTCGTACTCTAGTGAGGCGGCATCTATACCACCAGTGAGAAGATTACCACTACTATCAAAACCGTTAAGGACTGTTCCTGAACTGTTTACGATCTGAAGCGCGTTGCCAGTCTGTCCTGCATTAAGTTGAATTCTTACAGGAACAGTAGATGTAGTAGATGAACTAAAAACAACTTCATCAATATCTGTGCGTGTTCTAACATCTGTAATGTTTGCTGTAATTATTGTTGTTGCGCCTGCGGCTACTGCAATGCGAGCCAAAGCAATTGAGTTAGCGGGCGTGGCGGGAACTGAAGGTGAAGCCGCAGGTGTTCCTGCTACAACATTTACTACAACATTGTTAAGAGATCCTGTGTAAGCCGCGTCATTTACTGTTACGCAAACAAGATCAATTCTAGGATTTGTTGGATCTGCTGTTGTAATTGTTGCCGCTAAGGAAGCGTCATTGTAAGCAAGGTAAGTACCCATGTTTGCTTGTGTTGTGCCAATAATTGCCGCCCAACCAGCCGCAATAAGAACTGACATACCTGTTGGTGAATTTTGAGTTACCGCGTAATCACCTGTACGGCGTACGCCAGTAACATTGTATAAAGCCTGTGTGCTTAAACGATCATTTTCCGCAGGGTGACTACCATTTTGGAGCCAACTTGGAGGGGTTCTTAATGCCATTTCTCTCCTAAATGTAAGCGCTTTGCCATGTCACGGTTGCTGAAGTAGTACCCGCAAGTGTACCTGTTCCATAATAAAAGAATTGATTTGTTCCCGGCGGGGCATCAAACCAAACTGAATTACCTAACAAAAGATTTCTAGCAGGCTGACCGTTTAGCGTAACTAATTTATTATACAAATCAATTACAACTGAGTCTGTATCTGTAAAAGTTCCATTTAAAAATAGATATTTACCTTGTGTGAAATTTCCAAAAACGGGGTTAGTAATTGGTCCATTAAAAGTTATGGTGGGATAAGTTGTAGCCCAACCACTGTTTAAAACTGCTGTGTACGGAGCGGCTCCAGTTAAATAAACCAAGTTATATGTACGGTTGTAAACGCGCCCTAGACCCCCACCAAGGCTCATAACGGCGCTGTTTACAGTGCTGTCATAGTAGTTAGGGTCAGGGCAAAAGAAATCAACCTGAGATGTAATGTATCCATAAGTGTAGTTAGGATCCACAACAGTCCTAAGAGCGCGCACACGGGCATTAACTACTTGTTCACCAGCCGCGTTAGATAAGCGGAAATAAAGCGGCGTTGTGCCAGAAGTCTGCGGCAAAAGCGCTTGTTGGATAGTGTTGTAATTTGTTTGCGCTGACGCACCAGTTGAAGCAAAAGTGTTAAAATTATGCTGATTGTACGGGCGTTGAGAAAGTCACGCCCTGTAAACATGCCGTCATTGTAACCACGGTTATCATCTTGATTACGGATAGTAGGCAGGCTTTCTAATCCATCAACAGATTGAATTTGATAAGGAGATCCAGCGCCGCCAAATGCTTGACTGTTAAAAGAAAATTGATACAGGGTTGTAATTGGCATTAGATATTAAGCACCCCACCTGAAACCTGAACAACCTGACCAAAACGCATGGCTCTAAGAATAGCGTTTGCTGTGTCTTGATCGCTTTGTGTATTTGTGTTCTGAATTGAAATATTTACAGTGCCACCAATTTTGCCAATTTTATCTAATGGTATAACCGCTTCTGGTCCAGCCTCACCAATAAGAGCATGTGTAGGTCCTGTAACAATTCCACCAGTAGCAAATTTCTTTTCTTTATTTTTAAACATTTCCAGAGTAGAAACGCTATCGGTTTTGCCACCCTTAATGCCGCTTGATGTAAGACCACCTAGAGCAGAAATAGCGGCTATAAGGGCAAAGATTTGATTAATTGTTGCCTGAATATCTTTATTAATTTCAGCCATGGCTACATGGAAAGCATCTTGCATTTCAGCAAGATCTCTATTGAGATCTTTTTGTAGTTCAGCAAGAGTGTCAGTAAGATCGGTTTTTGCTTCTGTCATAGCATCAGCAAAATCCAAAGCGTATTGAGCAAGGGCTTCATTTAAATCTACGCCAACTTTTGCGTAGGCTAGTTTAAGTTCTTCAGTTGCAAGGTTTAAGCCTTCATTCATGCTTGTGGCAAGGGCATCTAAACCGTGATTTGAAGTTTCTTGGACTTGGGCAAACAAGGTTTGCATTTCAGAAACAGTTTCAGGCGTTGCTTTAAGAAGTTCAGTGGCTAGTTTGTTTCCTACATCTGTACCCTGTGAAACAACCTGCTCAATAAAGACTTGACTAAAGCCTTTATTTGCAAGGGCTGTTGCATTAGCGGCAAGCGCCTTAACATCTTCTAATTGTTTCTTAAACTTATCTACAAGGGTTCCCGCCGTGGCTTGCGTTGGATCTTCACCTTTAAGAAGATCAGCAAACATTTTGCCCACATCAAGAGCAGATGCGGAACGGAACACATCTCTTAGGCGATCTATTGACTGTTGAACAATCTCTTTACGCTTGTTTGCGGCATCTTTATTGGCATCAAGAATTTGTTTGTTGTAATCTTTTTCAATTTCAAGAACGCGTTTTGCGTAATTTTCTTTAGCCTTTACAACATCTTCATCATATTTTAAGTTGCGCTTAGCAACATCTTTAGCGTAATCATCAATAAGTTTGGCTTTCTTTTCCTCTAACTTAGCCAAATCTTTATACTCAGTATCAAGTTTCTTTTGATTAGCCTTTAATTCACTTAGGCGTTTTTTCTCCTTAGCCGCAGTTTCTTTAGCCGCATTAGGATCAATACCGCCACCAACAGGAGGCTTGCCGCCCGATCCACCAAGGTAATCACCTTTTTGAACAGGGTTAGTGCTTTTCTTTGCGTTTAATTTATCTAATGCCGCACCGTAGGACTCAACTTTTTTAGCCGCGCTATCAAAGAATTCACCTGTATTTTGAATAGCCCCATCAATTGCTTTAAGCGCATTTTTAGCCGCATCATTACCAAGCAAGGACATGCCTTTAAGAAACAAGCGCATTGGACCAGTAACCAGTTTCATAAACGCTGTTACAAGATCGCCAACAATTCTAATAACAAAACCAATAGCCTGTACGCCAGCCTTACCAATATCAATTACAAGTTTTCTAAATGCGTCACTCTTTTTCCAAAGCATTACTACGCCAGCCGCAAGCAAAGCAACGGCGGTAATGATTAATCCAATGGCATTAGCCTTTACAACTTTGTTAAAACTTTCCATGGTTAATTTGGATAGTTTTACTGCAAGCGTATAAACGCCCCATGCAGTAGCGCCAGCCGCAAGCACTGTAATAAATACAGCAACCGCTTCTTTGTTTTCTTTCATAAATTTACCTACTGCTTTAAGCGCAGGGATCACGCCAACTTCAAGAACTTTTAACAACGCTCTAAATACAGGCAATAAGCCATCACCCAAAGCCACTTTTGCATCAGCAATTTTGGCTTGCAAAGTTTTCATTGTGTTTGCTGTGCCATCTGCTGTGCGGGCGTAATCGCCTTGGGCAAGAATGGTGTCTTTCATAATCAACGCATAAGAGGCTTGTGCTTTAGCGGCAGGTGTCAAAGCCTGACTTGTGTTCTTAATCAAGCCCATTGACATTGCTTCTGTCTTTAGGCGTACATCAGAAAGGGCTACACCAAATTTCTTTAGCGGTTCTGTTTCTCCTGAAAGACCAGAACGCAAAGCAAGAATGGCATCATCAACAGATGTGTTATTAAAGGAAGCCATGTCTGCCGCAAGTTGAACAAGGCTTGTAGACATTGTTTGTGCTTGACCTTGCCCAAGACCAAAGGCTTGAAACAAGTTTCCATAAGTTCCTGCGGCTTCAAGAGCGGCTTGATTGCTCATACCCAAATTGTTTGCGGCATCTTCACCAAATTTAATTACAGCATCAGAGCCTTGACCAAATACAATCTTAACTTTTGATAATGACTCAGCCATGTTGCTTGCCGCCATGACGCTATCTTTAGCAAAAGAAGCAACCTGAGTTCCAGCAAATGCAATACCCATTGCCGCGCCAACGCTTTTTAATTTACTTGCAAAATTTGTCATGCCAGTTGTGGCTGTTTTTACATTGCCATCTAAGCCTTTAATAGCGCTTTCTGCTTGCGCTAAACCTGCTTTAAGTTGTGATACATCTGCCTTGATCTGAACCAGAATAGGATCAATTGTTGCCATGTCCTACCCTCTCAGTTGAGATGCAAAAGCCCCTGCAAAGGTTCTGCTTAATGTGCCGTTATCCCGCAACTTTTCTGCCGCAGGCGCTATGTATGGGTATTTTACGCCAGATTTCCAACGCCCGCCGCCTTGTTCAACCTGTCTTGCATATTCCATGGTTGCGCCAACTTCAGCAATATAAGTGCCAAAACCAATACGGGTTCTTGAAAAAATAGATCTGCGCAAATTACCTGTTACAACATTTGGACCTATGCCGCCAGAAATGCGGGGTTCCCCAACTTTGTGTGTGCCTGTGTTTGCATTTAATTTTGCCTGTCGCTCAACAGCCGCGCCAGTAATTCCAATTGCATATTTAGCCGCAAAATCTATTTGCTTTTCTGTATGCCCAAGATCGCGCAACACATCATCAAGATTGGTGATAACAATTGCACCGCTCATTTGTCACCCTTGATCCTGTCTGCCTTCACGCTATCTACCATTCTGCCAATGGCTATTAACCAGTCAGCAGTATGAGCAGGCATGTTATCTACTTCATCTGGCGTGTAACCAAAGCGGTCAGCCATCTGAAAGTAATACCATTCCCGATCAGGATACTCTAAATCTTCTCGCCGTTCCCCGCCCTCTACAAGCCATCTAAGGCGTTCTAGTTTGCGGAAGGCGCTTTTGGGTCTTGGGCGTTTTCTTCTGTTTCAGATAGATTAGGGAAAAGAAATTTTTGCGCATCTTTAGTTGCATCAACTAGCGCGTCATAATCTGCAATTTCTAATTCACCTAATGACTCAATCTTGACTGAAGGAATGATGTAATCAAAAGACCAATCTGTTACAAGCATTGCAATGATCGCATCACCAAGCACCATGGCTTTTTTAAGATCTGTTGTTTCTGAGTCAGCAACTTCAATAACGCGCTTACGATCTTTAATGCGTAATTCTTTTGGATCTTTAAGGGTTACTGTTGCGCCTGAAGGTAATTTAATTTCTTTTGACATGGTTCTATGCCTTTCCGTTTGGTTTGCCTTCCAATTATCTTACTAAAAAGAGGGAGTAGGGGCGCGGGAAGCGGGAAGGCTTGCGCTTCAACCTGCCGCCCCTACTCTTGATCTATTTAAGCGTATGTACCAGAAGCCTTAGCGTTCTGAAGCACCCACTTGATATTGCTGTAACCACCTGTTGAACCTGCATCAGTTGTGTTTCCCTGTGCATTAATATCAACTGTGACCTTGACAAAATCATCTCCACGCTCAATTACTGCGGCTGTGTAAGCACCCTTTGTAATTGTTGCTTGGATCTGAACTGCCGCCGCACCTGCACCGTAAGCCCAATTAAGAACAATTGCAGGTTGTGTGTTTGTGAGATAGCGGGTTAGTTCAGTGTTATCTTCCATGATAAATGTAATTTTGCCAGTTGTTTCCAATGGTCCAAGGAATACTTGGAATGGATTTTGAGTTTGGCTAATTCCATAAACAGGTGTGACATTGCGCTTCATATCAATGTTGCCAGTCATACCTGTTGCTACTGCGGCTCCACCAATTGAAACAGTGCCTTGCCAAACTGGTGTTGGAAGAACTGTTGAGAATGTTGGTGTTGGTGTTGCGGCTGATGCAGAAAGCCAACCTGTTGTTTTTGCATCATATTCTAACATGCCATCAGCATTGAACTTTAGTGAGAAGTCAGAGAACTGACACCCCGGATAAGCGCGTACTGCGGCGGCATAAAAATCAGTTAGTGTGTATGAAATTGGCTGATCATCTGCGGCGGCTACTGCGCTGTTCTTCAAAGAAATTGTGTGTGTATATGGAGCAGATGCACCTGTTGTTGCAACTGAACCAAGTAAACCAGTAAGTGAATATCCGATTGTGTCAGCAAATACAGCGCCGCCAAAATCAAATGTTGAGCGTGTGCGCCCGGGAATGTAATTGTAATTAACTACATTGGAACCACGCAAACCTGTGTCATACAGTGGATCAATAATATCTACTGGTTTCAAACTGTCTTTAGCAACAGGAATAAAATCTGTTGGTGTTACTGCTGTTCCCTTGGTTACTTCTTTAGCAATACCAAGGTAACTGCGTACGGATTGCTGTACGGACATTACTTCACCTCTTTAACGATTGAGTCTGACGCGGCAGACGGGGTTGATGTTTCTTCTTGTTTTGGTGCTGTGAATGACGGTTTTGCGCCACCTGTTGAACAATCAGGGTGACTAAAACCTTCTGGTGCGTCAAACTGCTCGCCCTGTTTTACTGTGATCCCAAGCGTAGGGAACACTCTTTCATCAGTTCCGTTATATGTTAGTTTCATGTTTCTCCTATGCTTGGATCATTTCTGTAACATCAAATTCTATCTCAGCAAAGGTTTCCGTAGCGCCTTCATTACTTGTTGCAGGCTCGCCATATCGGGTTGAAATGCGCGGTTCTGCACCTTGCCAAACTAAGTTACCTGTTGTATCTCCAAAATTGTGATTTGATCGCAACCTTGTTTTGATGTTATCTATAAGGGTATCAAAATCAGTCATTGCATCTTCAGAGTTTCTTTGTAAAGAATGAGAATAGACTTGAAGAATTACGGTGTAATCCACACGCTTCCAACCAGATGTTGCACCACCGATTGCTAAACGCGTTTCGTTTTCTGCCGCAATATAGATTACAACAGCAGATCTAGTTAGTTGCCCTGCCGTGGAATTAACTTGATAGTTAATACGCTTGGGAAAAGATTTGAAAATTTGATTGAGCGTTGTGATTTGTGGTGTTAATAAAAAGTTGTAAAGGGTATCCCGTACCCCTGTGCGCCCTGCCATTATCGGATCCTGCGGTAAGCGTCAATCATTTGTAACGCAATTGCAAATTCTGTTCCGTAACGGGAACTTGCGCCGCCTGCATTAAGGGCAGGAGCGGTTGTAATGTTCATGGTTAATGAGTTATCACCGCGCAACTTAATAAACGCCGTTGTAGCCACAATGCAGGCTTCTTTTACAGCGCTAGGTAAGTTGCTCACCGCTACGCCAGAAGCGTGTGTATAAGTCAATGGAGCGGTTGTAGGAATGGTTGTAGAGCCGTATGTGTAAGAAGATGCAACAGTAATTGTTTCACTGCTTGCGCCGTCATAAATGCGGTAAGAGTCACCAGCAACAAAACCAGATCCATCTGCAACCGTAAAACTTGATGCGGCGGCTGTTGCGGTAGCAATAGTTGTATTGCAATAGCCTGCCGCGTACTGATACTTGGTAAATATCTGTGTGCGTGGACCAATATTAGGACCAAAAGCCAAAGGACCTTGGGAAGAATAGGTTGTGCTGAGTTGAGAGAGCGGAATAATGATTTGTTGATCCTCAAACCATGCTTTTGAACAGTCTGGGAGTGTGCTTAATCCATTTGGATCTGATCCATATTGAAAACTGGTCAAAGAAATCACTGGCGCGTGGTTTGGGTGAAGGGCAATAAAACCTTGGGAACTCATGCGTACGCGTTGAGTTTCTACGCGCTGTTGGGCAATTAGATCTTGATTAAGATACTCATTCATAAATGAAGTAGCGCGCAAGATTACGCGGGCTAATTCAGCGTCTTGTGCTTGGGCATTACCGCCTACAACAAGATTGTCATAGTCAATAGATGTAGGAGCGTTCTTGTATTCAGCAACAGTTAAATAAGGTTGTTCAAAATAAGTGTTACTTGTTACGCCCACTGCCATGATTAATCCCCGTCTTTCTTAGTTTCCTTGGTGTTTTCATGTCCACAACGGGAACACTTTAGAAACCAAGATCCAAAACCACATTCTACGCAGGTATAACCGCGCTCGCCGTCTTTCTTATCATAAGGATTGAGTGATGCCTCAAAAAAACCTTCTGCCTTCATTGCTCGCGCATGTGAAGCGCTATCAACAGTATAAATTCCACCTTTATCGGGGCGATAAGTTTTATCCCCAATAACAGTTTCTCTTACGCCTCTATCTGGTGCTACATATCTTGCCATTTATGCCTCCTGTTAAATAAAAGAAGGGTGCGCCCGTTATATGACGCACCCTCCTTTCTTTTATTTAGTTTTTAATTACGCGCTTACGATACCTGAAACAGCGCCGTTCCATGCAGGAGCGGTGCAGAAGAATGTTCCACGGAAGTATGTTGAGAATTCATAAGCAAACTGAGTTACCGGCCATTGGATACCCATATAGTCCTGTACCAAGAAGTTTGCCCATACATCAGATACCTCTGTGTCAGGGATTGGAAGTGTGAATGAAAGAACTGGTGATACACCAGAGTTCAACCAAGGGTGAACCATGATGTCCACTGCCTTACCTGTAACTTCATTCTGCAAACCAGTAACAATAGAACCGTATGTAGTTCCATCTGCGCCCGGATTGTTGATTGTTAGACGGTAGTTAGCAGTTGAACCTGACTTAATTGCGTCAGATAGTTGCTTGCGATCATTTCCGTTCATAAGAACTAGATCTGGGTCAGCCTTTACATTCTGGTACATGTTAGCAAATACAGTCTGGTATTCAGCACCCGGATTTGATGTGCTAAATGTGCTGTTGATTGCGTTGTTGAAACCAGTGTTTGCACCTAGAACAGTAGGAAGAATTCCGTCATAACCAGTTGCGTAAGCAGATGTATCTGCTGATGCGCGTGATGCGGCGGCTCCTGTTGTTGTAAGTGCGGCGTTGTTTCCTGTTAGACCAGTTGTGCCAGCACCCTGAATTGTGAATGTACCAGTTCCCTTTAGTGTTCCTTGGTACTTCAAGTTAGCCGCGCCTGTTGTTGTTCCAACATAAATGTTGTAACCAAGTGCGCCTACTACTGGTGTTGTAACTGCAACTGTAAGAACATCACCTGATGCAACTGCTGTTGATGCTTCTGTTCCTAGAATTGACTCACCAAAGCCGTTAGCAGAAATACCTGCATCTGCTGTCACATTTACATAGTAAGTTGTGGCGGCAAGTGCTGTCTGTCCTGAACCTGCGACTGGTGAAGCAAGTGCAAATGTTGGTGCTGAAAGTGCGCCTGAGTAACCAGATGCAGTTCCGCGACCCATAAGCATCATGCGTTCTTCCATCAACATTGTTGCGTACAAAGTTGTTGTTGAAGATAACTGACGGAGATCTTGGTATCCAAGACCTGAGAAGTTAGCATCAAATGAAACGCTGTCAGATAGTGAGTATGAGTTGTAAGGAAGGATCAAATCATCTGCTGTGTAAGCAATTTTTGGTCCACGCTCATAGTTGATTGAACCAAAAGCAGTTGTTGTGCTTTCAGTAACGCCCGGCCAAATCTGTCCTTGACCGCCTGTACCTGTACCTGTGTAACCAGTGATGCGCTTTACACGGTGAGAAGTACCAACACCCTTTTTACGGGGAATACGGTTACGGAGTGGAGTTGGGCGTGGTGTTAGCATCTTTGATGGTGCTTCTAGATCAAAAGCCGCAAAAGATGTGCTAAGTGGTGATGTAAGTGTGATGTCTTTCTGAATATCTTGCATTGCCATGCGTTGTGCGGCAAGTGCATTTTGTAGTCCTGCTGATGCTTCTGCTGTTAGTGACTTGCTTGATGCAAGAAGTTCTAACTGTGCCATTGGATCTGCCGCAGGTGCTTGCCCCGGAACAGATGAAGCATTTGAAAGCGACTTGCCTAGTTCAGCAGTGAATTCTTCCATGCGTGATGCGGCTTCTACTGGTGTTGTATCACCAAATAGATCTGCCGCTTTAGGCGCGGTAAATGTCATTGTTATTCCTTTCAGAGATTGTTAGTTAGTTGCGTCAGGTGTTAAAGCCTTAGCATAAAATTCATCTGCTAATTGCTTGTAACCCTTTGCAAGTTGAGGGTCAGTTGTTGCTTGTGCTTTCGCTTTGTAGGTAGCGGCTTTAACCAGGAGATCATTTGACTGTGCAATTGATTTTCCTGTGCGCTTAGGACCGCCAGCCACCGCAAGAGATTTAGCAATTGCCAACTCAGACTCTAAACTTACTGCCTTCTCTAGCGCCGCCTCTTTTGCGGAAACTAAAGATGCAATCTCTGTTTTAATTGACTGTGTTGCGCTCTTGATTGCCTGTTCTACTATGGCTTCTACTTCTTCTGAAGATATTTTTTCTTCAGAAACTTCTTCAGCAGGAGTTTCCTCTACTGCTTCTTCTTTCTTTTCTTCTTCAACAGCAGGGGCTTCCTCTGTTGCAGGTGCTTCTTCAGCAGGAACTTCAGCAGGTGCTTCTTCAGCCGCTACTGGTTCATCTGCTTCAGCAGACTTAGGTGTTTCAGATGGTGAAACCATTGTTGCGGTTGATACATCTGTGCGACCATGTGCATCTTGCGGAATATTGCAACCGCACTCTAAACATTTGTGAACATCAGCAGATTTTTCTGCGCTCATGTATTTATCACACATTGACTTAATAGTTTCATCATTCATGCCCGCTTCTTTACAGCGCTTCATGTAATCTGATTTTGTTTCGCCCTTTTTAGGCATCATTTCTTTTTCTGCGTTTGCAGATAATTCAATTATTTCTTCCACAACTTCTCCTTCTGCTTCTTCACCTTCATACCAAGCATGGAGATGAGCAACGGCTTGTAACAAGTGAGTAATAGACATAATTTCGTTATGTCCTTCTTTCATTTCGCCTGCTTCTACTGCAATTAAATTAGCAAGTGCTTCGCGGGCGGCTTCATACTCTTGCTTATCAAACTTCAAAAGATCGCCAACAATGGACTTTGGTACAGATACCTTGATTGATTTTTCCATTGCTTCACTTTCTTCTTGGGTTTTATCGGAAGATTGTAGAACATTATCTGTAACATTTTCTGTTTCAATAAGTTCTTCAACTTGAATTACGGTGCTATCTTCGCCGCTTGCCGACTTAGCCAAAACAAGTTGGCAATTAGGGTTTGCAGGGCGGTCCACTAGCGATACTTCAACAATTTGACCATCAACAATGCGACCATTAGCCGCTTTTGAGTCTTGGATTACGCGTGGGTTTTTAATTCCAATAGAAAAACCTTTTAATACGCCGTGTTCTACCTTTTTAGCGCTTACAGGATCTACTACAAGTGCTGTGATGTAGTGACCATCTTTTTCTAATTTGTAGTTTGTTGCTACGCCAGCCGCAATGTTGCTGTGCTGTTCACGGATATTTCCACCTGACTTAAACCAGTGTGGCATAGCGCGGTCTAGCCAATCGCCATCACAAATCTGCTTATCAATGTCTAGGGCATCATCAGTTGCCTTGCCATAAACGGTAACTGTGCCGTCAGCATGACGATCTGCTTTCTCAATTGCAAAATATGATGTAGTCATATTGACGGTCATTGTTTTCTCCTTGTTTTTTTGTTCGTTGGTAATTCTTTTTGCCCACGCCCTGCCTGCATCTCCACCCCAAAGCAACCAAGCAATGTAGCCTGCACTATCTTTTCCCCAACCTTCACCTTTTTTATCTACTTCATGGCGAGCAAAGTAAGAGTTCATTCTGTTTAATGTTTCTAATGATAATGCTTTTCCATTTGATAAGTCGCGGGCGCGAGCAACACCAACTTCTGTGCCACCGCGACCATACTTAGCCCTTAGTTCTAATCCGCGCTTTGCATTGTTACGGACTTCTTGTGGAGGTACAAACCCGTCTGCCATGGTTATTTATTACGCTGAGAAGGTAACAATGCAAGCGCCTTCGGCTGTTTGCGCGGCTGAAATTGCATAAATGACATCTCCACCATTTAGCCAAAGTTGAAATGAACTTGTTGCGCTCATTGGTCTGCCAATAGTTGCACCTGATGTAGTAATTGTGGAGTCACCGATATAAATTGGTGATGAATGATTGTTGTAAATTTGTACGGCTATATTTCTGCCCATACTTACAGGTAACTGTGCAATTATGGTTGCTGTTGTTTGTACCTGTGTGTTGAAATGTTTTAATGCCATGTCATTCCTCAATCCACTTTATGTTAATTAATGCAGGGTCCAGTGCCTTAGCGCTAACTGTATCAAGTTGTAATTCCCTGCGTTGTAATTCTGCTTTGGCTTCTGGGATCCCATCATCAGCACCAGCCATTACAACAACCAAACCTTCATCTTCCCAATTAAGTGCATCATTAGGTGAACAGTTTTCTTTCATTAGTTACGCCTTTGCCTTTCTCTCTTGTTTTGCATTTTCCCGTAAATCTTTTAATGGAATTGCTGATGGATCTTTAACCCATGTTTTATACGGTTCTTGTAATGTTTCATAAGAATTACTTTCTTTTATCGCATCAAACAACCTTGTGACCGCCGCTTGATTTAAGTAAGCAACAAGAACACCCATCTTGCGGCTAAATTCAACTTCCGTCATGGCATCTCCTTAATAATTAGGGCTGTTCTGTTCAAAATAATTGTGTATGTGTCAGGTAGTGCTTCCTGTGATTGCCAATTAACCACTGGGTTTTTGATGCGGATAGCGTCATAACCATTGGAAGCCGCCCACATGCTTGCATCTTCATAGAAATCCTGCGGATAGGAGTAATAAAGTTCTTTTTGCGCTTCAGTCATATTCCTTGTATTCATAAATTGTGCTTTTATATCGTCTAAATCAATAACTCTTGCTTGTGGATTTAACGCCGCATCAATTGTTTTTCCAAAGTTAATTGGGTTTCCTACCCGATCTTCTTTAGCAAATTTCAATGCAGTTGTGCCTTTATCTGTGAAATAAGTGCCGTCACCAAACATTCCACGCCCAACATAAGGAGTATCTCCTGTAAGTAGTTGCGCTACAAATTGATCTACCTGTTCAGGGGTATCTCCCGCCACGCCTCTATACAAAGGTACTGCGCCTGAGTCAATAGCCTTTTGATACTCAGCACTAGAAACAATTACAGGCTTACCGTTAAAGCCTTGTTCATCAAATACCTTTTTAAGATACAGGTTTTCCCCGTCTGGTTTCCAAGGTACGCCTTCTTGTAATTCTTCTGCCTTTTTAACAGTAAAGTAATCAGATGCTTTCTTTGCAGGCACATAAGCGGGTTTAATTACAGGGATAGCCTTTGCAGGAGCCTTCCACTTAAAGCGTTGAGCCATTGCAAGCA